ACTAATTCTGTTCTTAAACTTGTTTTCTCATCTAAATATGTAAAACCTAAAAATTTTCCTAATGAAGATGCAATAAAAGCCCACGTATCCTTAAGGGATGATAATAAAATTTTCCAATCTCTACATTCCATGGCCATTGTGTGAACCATTGCTGACATTCCAGATGTTAAATTCATACTATTGATTTTAGATCCACATCCTATTAAAGCTATTGATGCTACTGTTGATACAAGCAATGCTACTACTGGGCCACCTGCTTTAATTACATCTTCCTTAATTCCAAATTGGCGTGCAAACTCTAGTGCTTTAGCTAAAAATCCTTCTTCATCAATTTTAAAAGTCTCTTCTTGCATTTCAGGAAATTGATCTACATTTTGATTATCTGTACCGGGCAAATTTGAGATTCGGTCCATGCCTGGGATTTGTGATATTAATTCTGGTACATCGCGTATACTCTTAAGTAAAGAGCATATGCAATCAATACAGGTAATCAATTTGTTTGTATCAAGATTCCAATATAAATTATGTGTTTCTAATAATCTTAAAACTTCTGCTAAAGCATCATAAACTGTATCTGATGTATAAATCTTATATAAACTAGTTATAGTATTTATTGGTTTTAATTTTTCCATTACTTCTTGATATGAAAATATGTTTGGGATTGATGTTACAAAATTTTTTGCATCTTCTATTTTAGTTTGTTCTACCATATTCTTAAATTTAAAGTTATTTGTTTCAATATATTGGTTATAAGTCTCTAAAGTAACTCTGGCTCCATCTTGTTCTCGCATATAATTATAGTACTTAATACGGTATTCATTATATTCGTCCTTAGTTGCTAATCTATTTTTGGGTAATCTTGGTATAGGCTTAATTTCTTCAGGTTTTCCGTCTTTTCTAAATAAACATTCTGTCTTTTTAAATTCTTCTTCATCTTCTGAATCAGATACTTCTTGTCGTCTCCGTCTATTTTGCCTCCTTCCTTGTTCTCTCATGTTATTATATTTTGTAGTTGAAGGCAGGTGCTGATTTCGTCTTACATATCTCTCATAAGGTTCAATCTGTACAGTACAGTCTAAACCAGCGCATTCTGAGACTTGTTTACAATAATTATCATATTCTTTTCTAGAAACTAATCTATTTTTAGGTAAACTAGGATATATTAATTCTTTGTCTACACCTTCTTCTTGCTTTACTCTATTCATTTGTTCTTCCATATCACTAAATTTCAATATTTCTGTAGATTTAATAATATCTACATATTCATAATGTCTAGCTACTAAGAATTTACTGGAACAATTATAACAATTAAAGTCTTCATGATATTTAAAAGGAATATAATCTACTAATTGTCCATTATACAACATAACATATTCATTTTTATAATCACTCAACTCATAAGTACATCCACAATAAGGACAGTAACGCAACAAGAAATCTATAGGAGTCAAATATTGGTTAATAATAGAATCTCTAAAAATGCCTAAAGGGTGATTTCTAGGAACTTTATTCAATAAATCTGCAT